ACAGTATTTTTCCATATTAAATTATACATTTGTTTTTCTTGTTTAGTTATATCAATACTTGCGGGCATAAGAGAGATATTGGTAGGCCGTATTGCTTCGTGTGGTTGTGTGGTTATATTATTACTTGGGTCTTCCAATTTAATTGAAGTAATATTTGAATTAACATAATTAATACCATAACTATTTGTTATAAATTCGGTTGCTGATTTAATAAAGTCATTACTATATTTTTTTGTCTCTGTTCGCATATAAGTAATATATCCGGATTCATATAACTTTTGACACAGCATCATTGTAACTTTTGGAGAACAATGAAGTTCATTACTTGCTGCTTGTTGTAAACTACTTGTATTAAAAGGCAGCGGTTGATGTCTAATAGAGTCTTTAGGTTTTTCTATTAATAAACTATGGTTATGCATTTTAGACTCTTCTAAAAAGCCAATTAATTGCTTTTCATCTTCAAAATTATGGTTTAATGTAAAAGGAATATTTTTATCGCTAAAATAACCTGTTGTATTATAACTTTTTACACCTTTAGAATTATTTATTTCAGTTTGACGGTCATAAACAAGCCGCAATGCTATTGTTTGACATCTACCAGCTGATAGTTTTTTAGTTCTAGATATTTTTTCCCATAAAACTGGTGTTATTTTATAACCTACTAATATATCTAGAATTTGCCTGCCAAATTGAGAGTTTACTATATTCATATTCAAAAATGTTGGATTATTTATTGCCTGTAAAATTGCTGATTTTGTTATTTCATGAAATATTATTCGTTTAGTTGTGGTTATTGGCAAATTAAACAAATTACATATATGCCAACTAATTGATTCTCCTTCTCTGTCATCATCTGTTGCCAATATTACTTCTTTTGCGTTCATTATTTTTGAACGAATATACTCTATTTGTTTGCTTTTACTTTGAATAGGAGTAAAACGCGGTTTGCAATTATTGTTTATATCAATATCTTTAAGTGATTTTAGTTCCTGTAAATGTCCAAAACTGGCAACGCATTTATATTCAGATCCAAGATAACTTTCTATTTTTTCACATTTTGCTGGCGATTCAACTATTATAAGCTTATAAGACATCTATAAAAATTATTTATAAAATATATAAAATATATAATAATATATAATATATAAATATATTTCAATTTATATTTATATATGAATTTACTGCCTTTATTAATTGGAATTATGACTTGTATTCCAGATCATGGAATATACAAACAATTTATTACAATACCTTTTATTGGAAAAGAATATATTGAAGCTGAAATTGTGAACCATAAAATTTTATTAAAATTAAGTGGTTTAGTTAATTTAGATGGGTATGCTAATTATTACATTATAAATAATGAAATAAATATAGAGTTTAGTAAAAATATTAAAGACTTTTTAAATAGTAAATTGACAAGATTTAAACTAGTAAATTATGATAAAAAAAAAGATGAAGTGTTTATTCAACTTATTATTGGTAAACTATATAAAATAAACGTGACACTGCATAACACTCGCAAAAAAATATACAAAAGTTTTTTGATAAATTATATGAAATAAATTAAGCATTATTTCCGCCTCTATGTGCTATATATTTTATTTCTTCGCTAGATAATGATTTATCAGGAATATAAAAATGGTTTTCGGTACTATATTTATTATATAAATCAGTTAATTCATTTTTTGTATTAAAAGGATCTTTATTATTAATAGTAGTAGTATTAGTTTCCGTATTTTTAGTTATAGTTAAACTACAACATCCATAAAATATATGAAACCCTAATAAAAATAAAATTATTGTTAAAAAAAATAATGTACGTTGTGATATATAATAATTTATCATATTACTATATTACTATATTGATATTTTAATATATTAATATATAAAAATTAATAAAAATTAATAAAAATTATTTATTTTAAATGCGAAGTTATCATAATTGAGATAACTAATATAGTAGTACAAAGTACTATTAATGCTAATATAACAAATATTAAAGGCAGAGTAAAAGGAAATCCAAAAAAAGCAGTGCCAAGACTTGCTATAAGAATACCTAATAAAATACCAAATATAATAGGTAAAGCTAAAAATATTTTTTTTATTATTAAATAATTTGTAATTGCAACATATTCTCCGGTTTGAAAAACCCCTTGCATTTTTAAAAGGGTATCTTTCATTATTAATGAGTTTTCTACATAAGGAGTTATAACAGCTGCTGCTTTACTTATTACTTTATCTGAAATATTTGTAACTTTATCAGCTAAATTATTTATGTCTGGGCCTACTTCAACCTGTACATTATATAATTTATTAATATTCTTATTGGCTAAATTTTTAGAATAATAAAGTGGAGCTAAAGCATCATCCGCAATACTATATAAAACATCATGAATACACTGTCCAAAATTGGCACTAATAATTTCATAGTTTGTTTTATTTTTATCTGGTTTAACTAAATGAGCAAAAGGCATGTATAACGGATGACATCGTTTATTACCCCAATCTGCTCTTAATTTTGGTATTTGATTTTTTATATGATAATATATAATTAAAAGTGAAAAAATAAATATAATGGCAATGCCTATAACAAAGTCGCTTCCATATAAATCACTATATGATGATGGTTTATTTTTATACTTTGCGTCAATTATGCTTTTAATCGCATTTTTAGATCCTACGGCGCTCATATATATAGTATATAGTATAATAATATTGTTATAATATTGTTATATTAAGAAATGGATTATTGTTTATCTTCCCAATCGTGATAAATATAATTACCAATTGGTATTGTATGATCCGAGGTTATTAAACAAATTAATAACTTAGTATTTATAGTTGAAACAGTCGCTTGCTTATGATGTTTTACGTGTATGAACTTTTCTGTTATGTTATTATAAATAAGATGACTTCCAGAAACAAGAACATCATGTATTTTATTATCATAAAACTCGCCTGGAAATTTATATAATTTTTCTATATAATTATTATTAGTATCTAAATTATGTAATTTCATAGTACCATAAACTATTTGTCCGTTTTTAAGAATATCACCGACTTCTATAGTAGATATTGATTTACAGCTTCCATTTTCTAATTTAACTAAAGTATTTGGATGAAAGCACATAGAAGCAAGACCTCTAATTGCTTGTCCTGGCATACCATTCCAAGCAGATTCGCCTGTCATTTTGCCTGTTTCAAGTAAATATCTAAAAACAAATGCGGTTGCGATTGTTTTAGAAAATAAATCTTTTAAAGAAATACTAATTTCTTGAATACCAACTACTAAAAATAAAAATATAGACATAATTAGTTGTATGATTTCTGTAATCATTGTTCTAATATTATTTAAAAAAGCACGTAGAGATTTTAAAGAGTCTAGTAAACCACCAATATTTTTAGTTAATATATTATCTGATAAATATAAAGGTGCTAATAACTCTGGAATAAACTGACCTAACAAATCTTTAACACAAAAAGCAAAGTTTGTAACTGGATTTTCACCAATTATTCCTACAAAAGGCATAAACACAGGTACACATCTATATTTTACAAAATCTTTTTTTAGTTCCTCCAAACTTATTAATAAAAGATTAATAAAAATTAATGTAAAAAATATAAAGAATATAGCAAAAGATAATACTATATCATTCCTTCCACTCATAATAAATTATATTGTTATTTTTATTTATTTATTAAATCAATTCTAATAAAATTGATATAATAATAATATATAAATATATTTATATATTAAACTGTATAGTTAAGAAGGATGGAAGAACCCCTAGAACCCACATTTAACACAACAGACAATGAAACTATAGACTATAATGATCCAGACATTAAAAATACAAATGAAGGATTAACATTTAATCCGTTTAATCCATTAAACCATGAGATTACATTGAATGATGTTCAATCTATTCTCAAAAGTTATGGTGTTAATTATACTATTGATAATATACAATTATATCAGCGGGCATTTATTCATAATTCCTATGTTAAAAGACCAGCATTAGAAAATGCAACACTAGATATAAAAGTAGTAGAAAAACCATTTAATTGTTTGCCATTAAAAACAAAATCAAATGAGCGTTTAGAGTTTTTAGGCGATGGCGTTTTAGAATTAGTGACTAAATATTATTTATATAAAAGATTTCCAAAAGCAGATGAAGGATTTATGACAGAAAAAAAAATTGCCTTAGTTAAAAATGAACATATTGGCAAATTGGCTTATGAATTAAAATTACATAAATGGTTTATATTATCAAAACATGCCGAAGAAAAGAATATTAGAACTAATTTTAAAAGATTAGGTTGTTTATTTGAAGCATTTATTGGAGCGTTATTTTTAGATGTTAATAAAATTTCAATTAAAGATGAGGACAAGTGGTTTAGTAATATATTTTCAACAGGTCCCGGATTTCAAATGGCGCAAGTTTTTATAGAACACATTTTTGAAAAACATGTAGATTGGGTCACACTAATAAAAACCGATGATAATTATAAGAATCAGTTTCAAGTATTAGTTCAAAAAGAATTTAAAATTACACCCGATTATATTGAAATTAATCATTCATTAGAATATGGATATGAAATGGGTGTTTATATTTGTTTAGGACAAGAAAAATATGAAACAACACTAAATAAAGCAGTTGATTTTAAAGATATAAAATCATTTAAAAATATTCATACAATGTTAGAAGAGTCTAAAAATAAACTATTAATATTTATGGGAAAAGGTATTCATAAAATTAAAAAAAAAGCGGAACAAATTGCTTGCGAAGAAGCACTAAAACAAATTGAATAAGTCTGTAAGTCTGTATTTTTTTAACTAATTTAATATTAATATTTAATTATTAATATTAAATGTTTTTATATATTAAATGTCTGACTTATTTAAGGAAAAAAAAGAACCTGTAAAAAAAAAAACAATAATTATTAAATATCCACAATTGGCAAATCCAGTAAAAATTGCAATTGATATAGTAGACAAAAGGGATACTATTATAAATAGAACCGAAATTTTAAAAAAATTAGGTATAAAAGAAATAATAGAACCACCTGGGCCATCAGAACCACTTGTGCCAGCAACACTAACTTCAAAAAAAAAACCATTAGAATTAAAAACTGTTAAAAAACCAAAAACAGAAAAACCACAAGAAATTATTCCGAACCCTGATTTAGATATAATAGAACCTGGTAAAATGAAAATAATAAATACTTATGAAGAGGCTTTAGAAATAGGAAAAAAATATATATCAAAAGCAACAACTAGTAAAATATTTGATTTTAATAAATCAAATATAAACAGCTTAGATATTCCTCCGCAAATTGCCAATCCAATCTGGCAAATGACGCAACAAGCATTAATTAATACTCTAGACTATTTATTCAAAAAATTACACCATTCGTTTTATATGTTGTGTATTATGGATAATAACTATGTGCTTTATAAAGTTGAAATGACAACCCCGGCACCAACATTTATAAATGCGATTAAGACAATACATTTGCCATCATTGGAGGGAAATACATTAATCACTGATGCTCAAAAAAAATATATTAAAAAAGAGTTAAAAAAACCGGCAAGAATATTACAATGTATATTTAAAGAACAATATAAACCAATTAGTGAAGAAACGCGTTATGTCGAAGAAAACTTGTATGTTAATATAGTTAAAAATATGAAGTTGCCGAATGGAGTATTTATTTTAAATTTGACAGATGCCATAATATTAAAAGCAAACGGACGCGAACCATTTCCAATGGTTACTGGAGATTTACCATTAAATGAATATAACTTTACAGAACATATTCCAATATTATCAATGTCTGGTGAAAATAATTATTTAGATATTCCAATTCCAAATTATGATGATATTGATTTTTCAAAAAAAAAAACTTATGAACTATTTAATACTAATTGGAAAGAAAAACAAGCCAAAGCGGTTTTTAGAGGAGGTCCTTCTGGTTGTGGATATACTGCTGAAACAAATCAACGATTAAAATTATTAACATTTAAAAATGATTTATTAGATGTTGGATTAACAAGTCAAAATAAAACAATAGATAGTAAATCGATTAAATTTGATCCAATTAATGGAATTGGCATGTTAAATACAAATATTAAATCCGCGAAATTTGTAACTATGCAAGAGCAAAGTAATTATAAATATATCATTCATGTAGATGGCAATGTAAATGCTTACCGATTATTAACAACTATGAGAACAGGTTCTTTAATTTTAAGAGTTAAAAGCGAATACACATCTTGGGTTGATCATCTAATAAAACCAAATGTGCATTATATACTTATAAATGCTGATTTATCTAATTTAGAAGAGAGACTTCAATGGTGTATAAATAATGATACAAAATGTGAAAGAGTTGCGAAAAACAGTCTTGATTTCGCAACAACTATATTAGACGAAACAATTATTAAAAAATATTTTCAAAAAATATTATGGAGTTTATCAAAATATGATAGCAATGTTTCAACAAAAATTATACAACCCCCGGCCCCGGCCCCGACCCAGACCCCTGCGCCCGCGCCTGTTGCGAGCCTAGAACAAACGCAAGAACAAATTCAAATAGAATTAATTACACAAAAAGCAAACGTAGATGAATTAACCTCGCGACTTCCTAATACTAAAGCAATTAATATTAAAAGCTCGCAATATTATTTAAATAATCGCGAATATTTTATTAATTTTATAAATCGTTTATTAGAACCATATAAAAGAAAAATACAAGCAAATGTAGATGAATATAAATGCGATAAAAGTGGCGAAGATTCATTTAGTTTATTAACTCATCAAATGATAGTAAGAGATTATATTAATTTAATCACACCATACAGAGGACTATTATTATATCATGGATTAGGTTCAGGAAAAACTTGTTCTTCTATTGCGATTGTAGAGGGAATTAAAACAGATAAACAAGTTATGATTATGTTGCCTAAATCATTAGAAGAAAATTATAAACAAGAACTTAAAAAATGCGGAGATATATTATATAGAAATAATCAATATTGGGAATTTATTAGTATAAAAACAAATCCAAAATTAAAAGATGCTTTAGCAAGTGTATTATCTTTGTCTCCTAAAATAATAGAAAAAAATGGCGGAGCTTGGTTTATTGATAAAAATAAAACATCAAACTATAGCACATTAAGTAGTAGCGAACAAAAAATTTTAAACGACCAAATTGATGCAATGTTAAACAATAAATATATCTTTGTTAGATATAACGGCTTAAGAGAGAAAAAGTTTGATGAAATGGTTGCTGCCGCTCAAGGCAATCCTTTTTCTAATAAAGTAATAGTGATTGATGAAGCTCATAATTTTGTAAGTAGAATTGTTAATCAAATAAAACGTCCGGCCTCATTGGCAATGAAAATATATAATTATTTGCAAAGTGCTGAAAATACCAAAATTATATTATTAACAGGAACTCCTATTATTAACTATCCACATGAAGTCGCAATTATGATGAATATATTGCGTGGAAATATAAATACATGGCAACTTAAATTAATCAATGAAGGCAAATTTAAATTAACAGAAAGCTCATTGGCAAAATTGTTTGCCTCCAAATTAAACTCAAATATAGATTATTTACGGTTTAAAGCCACTCCAGAGCCAATTTTAACAATTACTAGAAATCCATATGGCTTTTTCTCAGTAATTGATAAAAATAAAAATTATTCTGGGGTTGAATTAAATGAAAGCGGAAATATTAGTGATTCCGATTTTATAGAGGTTGTTAGACAAATTTTACTAGAAGAAAATATTAAAACAGAAGATTCCTTAATTAGCTTTAAAGCAAATAAATGTTTACCAGACAATAAAGATGAGTTTAATAAATATTTCTTAGAAACTAGTAAACAAGGCGACCCTGTAAAATTAAAAAATATGGACTTGTTTAAACGCCGCATTTTAGGATTAGTTTCTTATTTTCCAGATATAGATGCTTTGCTTCCAAAATTTAATAAAAATGAAGATTTTCATATTATTTTAGTTCCTATGAGTAAATTCCAGTTTGATGAATATGAGAAAGCACGCGCCGAAGAGCGTAAATTAGAACTAAATAATTCCAAAAAAAACGCGCTAAAGGGTGCTGGTGATTTATTTGAATCTTCTTCTACTTATCGCATTTTCTCTCGCGCCTTTTGTAATTTTGTATTTCCAGCACCAGAAATTGTTAGACCTTTGCCTCGGGATGGCAAATCTATTAGTGATGTTATTAATGATGAAGCAAATGAAGACTTAGTTGATGCCATATTAGTTCCAAATGATATAGAACAAGAAGGCCAAGAAGGCCAAGAAGGCCAAGAAGGCCAAGAAGGCCAAGAAAGTCAACGTATTAAAAGCGAAATATCAAGTTATGCTTCAAGAATTATAAAAGCATTAGATACATTAGACAAGCGACGCGATGAGTTCTTAACCCCTGAAAAATTAAATATTTATAGTCCAAAATTTTTAAATATACTAACACGATTATTAGATGATACATATGAAGGAACTCATTTAATTTATAGTCAATTTAGAACATTAGAAGGAATTGGAATTTTATCATTAGTATTAAAAGCAAATGGATTTGCCCAGTTTAAAATTGTTAAGTTACAAGGTGAATGGAGATTAAATATAAAAGAAGAAGACATTGCCAAACCCAAATATATTCTATATACTGGCACAGAACAACCAGAAGAAAAAGAAATTTTAAGAAATATTTTTAATAGTAATTGGGATGCCTTAGACGCAACAAATACAACAACATTAAAAGAAGAGATACTTCAATTAAATGGCGGAGAGATCGGAGATAAAAATATTTATGGAGCAGTAATAAAAATTATTATGATTACAGCATCTGGTGCAGAAGGTATTTCATTAAGTAATGTACGTTACGTTCATATTACTGAACCTTATTGGCATCCCGTTAGAAATGACCAAGTAATTGGACGCGCGCGTCGAATTTGCAGTCATAAAAGTTTACCTCAAGAAAAACAAACAGTGGAAGTATTTTTATATTTAATGGACCTTACAAAAGAGTTAGTAGACAACGCATCTAAGGAATTAAAAAAACAAGATAAAAGCAAACTAGATAAAAGCATATATATGCTTTATAAAACAACAGAAGATCCATATTTAACAAGCGATCAATCGCTTTATGAAATCTCAAAACAAAAAGAAAATATAACTCAAGAAATTTTAAAAAATATGAAAGAATCTTCTATTGATTGTAATCTACATAATGCGGTTGGCTCAAGTTCAGAATTACAATGTTTAAGTTTTGGCTCTACAAATACAAATAAATATATTTATACTCCAGCAATAGAAACAGATGATAAAGATGATGCCAAAAAATTAAATAAACAAGCCAAAAAAATACAAATAAAACCAATTTTAATAACAAATAAAGATGGCACCAAACTAGAATGCGGTTATAATATATTGGATTTAATACAAATAAATGAAGATGCCAATAAAGTAGTTTCAACTACTCTTTATACCTTAGACTCTATAAAATTAAATAATCCAGTTATAATAGGAACTATTTCTTTTAAAAATACTGCTCCTGCCGATGAACCTCCAATTTATGAAAAATATCAAGTAACTATTAAATAACTATTAATAACTATTTTGCTTTATTAAGCATTTCAATAATTAAATCTTGTTTATTAATAGAAATTTTTAAGTCTGATGCGATAGTTTGTAAGAGTGTATAAAGATTTTCATTTGTTGAATCTTTCTCTTGAATTGTTTCTAGGATTGAAGAAAACGCAACTTTTTTATCACTTGATTTATTTAATACTGAAGTTGGATTATCATAAGACCGAGCAGCCATTATTTCATTTAATTTTGTATTTAATTCACTAGGATTAAATGGTTTATCTATTTGATCATTGAAACTAATATCTTTTGGTTTATTATGATTTACAAGTTTTATATAATCAGTTTCTCCTTTTTCAAGATCTATTTTAATATCAACATTTTGTAAGCGAGTATGTTGATTTTCATATTTTAACTGGTTTAATAGTTCAAACATTTTACTCATTAGTAATTTATTTTTTTCAATTAAACTCATTCCTGCGTTTTTTGAAATTTCACTAATAATTGCTTCATAAGTTAAGTTTATTTGTTGAAATTTGTTATTTGAAATATTATTAAAAGCATTTGCTTCCATTAAAAGTTGCCATATAAATGCTTTATTCTCATTTGATATAAAGTTATTATTCATCTATATATAGTTTAAATAGGATACTATTTATATTTTATAAAATATAAAATATAAATAAATAAATAAATAAATAATTAATTAAAAAGTATTTTTCTTAAACATTCTACCTTAGAATCAGGGATAATTTTTTTAAAGTTTGGATAAGTATCTTTCTTTAATAATGAAATTAATATATATAATACATACATACCACATTCAGTGTTTGATTTTTGGTGTTCAACTTCATTAATTATTATTTTAAATGGGGTTCCTAATTCTTTAGTTTGTTCGTGAATTCTATTCATAAAAACCGTTACTTCTTTTGGAACAACTAATCCATTACTATCAAAAAAATAAATATATTGAAGATTAATATTTATAAATAAACAAATCCAATGAGAACCATCAAGATGGTGAGGATCAGTATTTAAAACTATTCCTATTTTTGTTAATCCTTTTTTTTTATAGTCTGTTATATTAAAATTACATAATTCATCATAAACGCACTGATTCGGTTTTATTTTTTTATCGAAATCAATTGCGGATGGTCCAATTAATTTAAAATTTTTATATTTATATTCATATTGTTTTAAAACTTTTTCAATATCAAAATTAGTCAACCAGGTATTTGGATTTGTTTTCCATTCTTTTGGAGATGGCGGTGCAAATGTAAAATTTGTTAAATGTTTATCTAAATGATTAGACATAAATGGTTGAAATAACCAACACTTTTCATTAGAACATTTTTCTTTAAGATTCTCTGTTAAAAATTTCCAAATAACCAATACGTCATTTGACGCAATTTTATTATTTGGATAATAAGTATTCCATGCTTTTTTCATTTTAATTATACTGTTTGGTTCATAACAGGAATAACTCAGTTTTTTAGTTGGACCGCAATTTAATTTATATTGATTGTGTTGTTTTTTAGTTTGTTTAGTTTGTTTAGTTTGTTTAGTTTGTTTAGTTTGTTTAGTTTGTTTAGTTTGTTTAGTCTGTTTATACATATCTTTATTATTATTATTATATATTATATATATATTGAATATTATTTTTTTTTGATTCCTTTATTTCTTAAGATAGGATCATTAATATTTATATCTTTTATAGTTTGCGGTGTTTCCTGTGTTGTAACTAAGTCTTTTGTTAAATCGTTATATTCTCCTTTATGTAGTTCATCATAGTCAATCTGTTTGAAATAATATATTAACTGGCTTGCGTAATTATTAAAAATAGATTGTAAATTTTGATTGATAACTTCTCCACGACTCATCTCTTTTGTAATTTGGCATATTCGTTTTTTATAAAACTTAATATCATTTTCAAGCAATTCATTTGAATCATTAGTTTTAATATGTATGCTTGGATTTAATAAATATTCTAAAGTTATTTTATTAATATAAGAATCTTGGCTTGCTTCTTGGCTTGCTTCTACAATATTCATAGTATTCATAGTATATTACTAGTTGTTATTTTTTAAGATTTGACGAGTATCTTCATTAAATACTACTGAGAAATTGGTGTTAGGTATATTAGATATATTAGGTATACTAGAAGGATTAGATTGTTTTGCATTTTTATTATAAGTTTTAATTGTATTTGATTTATATAAATCACTACAACTATCTGGTACATATTTTGTATGTGGCGCATGTTGTAATGCGTATACTTGGTTCTTTAATATAGATTCTGTATCTATATTATTAACATATTTACACCATTTGCCATTTATATTACAAGTATTGGCATTACTTGTAGTAGTACTATTAAAGTTATAATTATTTTCATAATTTAATATTATTGCTTTACATGATTCATGTGGGATAATATTTTGTAATGGCATTGTACATAATGTTGACTGAGGTCTAGGCGAAATTAATGCTTCTATATTTTCAAATTGCATTGTTCTTTCTAATATTCGTTTATTTATATAATTGCTATAATTGCTAGTATTACTTAAATAGTTTGAATTGTTTGAAACGTTTGTAACTTCCATATATATTTGTATAATAAAAAAAATATAAAAAGAAATTATGATATTATTATTAATAGATGTCTAGTATTTTTGCCTTAATAAATCATAACCAAATTAAATTGCCAAATACTATTATAGAAGATCAAGCAAAAAAAGGTCACCAACAAGAGTTAGAGTCAGAATCTAATTCTTTAAAAACATATATAAATAATAAAATTTTTTTGTCTTATTTATCTTTTACTAAATTAATAGATGGAAATGGATTAGATAAACGGTCTGAACAACCTTTAAAATATAATAATAAAGTTTTAATTTGTAATGGAGAGATCTATAATTACAAACAATTGTATAAATTAATGAATATTAAAGCAACAACAACTTGTGATAGTGAAGTAATAATTCATTTATATGAAAAATATGGGATGGACTATACTCTTAAATGTTTAGATGGAGTCTATGCGTTTGTTTTAATTGATAATGATAGTAATAAAACTTTTATTGGAAGAGATAAATTTGGGGAAAGGTCTTTATTTTATTTGACAAACAATTCAGTTTCAGAAAAATGGGATTCAATAATAGGATTTGCTTCTACTATGAAACAATTATATTTTTTTACACAAAATAATGGAGATAATAAAGATAATAAAGATAATAAAGATAAAAATCTTGTGATTAGACCATTTGACCCTGGCAGTTATATGACATTAGAAAAAACAGAGAATGATAAATGGTTTATTAGTTCTCATATAAAATATGAGAAGTTTAATTTGACTAGAATTAGTCAATATAGTGAAGAAATAAATATGAATACTATTACAAATAATATTCATGACATATTTTTTGAAGCAGTCTATAAACGTGTTAGTACAACCTCTAAACCAATAGCGTGTTTATTATCAGGAGGGTTAGATAGCAGCATTGTGGCTTCATTAGTAAGTAAAATATATGGCAAATCAATTCAAACTTACAGTATTGGATTAGAAGGGTCTGAAGACTTAAAATATGCGAGAGAAGTTGCCAAATTTATTAAATCAAATCATACAGAAGTAATTGTTTCTGATGAAGATTTTTTTACTTCCATACAAAAAGTGATTGAGACAATTGAAACTTATGATACCGCAACTATTCGCGCAAGCGTTGGTAATTTATTAATTGCTCAATATATTTCTGAAACATCGGACGCCAAAGTAATTTTTAATGGAGATGGAAGCAATGAATTAATGGGCGGTTACTTATATATGAATCATGCTCCAGATGCCTTAGAGTTTGACAAAGAATGTAAACAATTATTAAATGATATTAGTAGATTTGTTGTATTACGTTCTGATATGTGTATTTCGAGTAATGGTCTTGAGTCACGCTCGCCGTTTTTAGATTTAGATTTTATTGCTTTTTATTTTTCGATCCCAGCAAACTATAGATTTGAAACCAATAAAAAACAAGAAAAATATTTATTCAGAAAAGCATTTGATCGAGATTATTT